CCTGGCAGCCATCCCAGGGATGCGGCCGTACCGTGCGCCCGGCCAGATGCTCTCCTCGCGGACGAACGCCCCCGTGTGCGGGGCGTCGATCATCCGACCGTTGCCCTCATTGATGCCCACGTGGCCTGTTGGCTGGTCGAAGAACACCAGGTCACCGATGCCAGCCGCCCGCGCCGGCTCCGGGGTCGCCCACGCCCCCTGCTGCGCCGCCGTCCGCGGCGCGTGAACGTTGAACTTCCCCAGGATGTACTGCACCAGCCCGGAGCAGTCGAACCCGCCCGGCTCCGTCCCGCCCCACAGGTACGGGACGCCGATGAACTTCCGCGCCGCCGACACGATCGCCGGGCCGTCCGCGATCCCACCACCCCCGCCACCGAACAGGCTCCCGATCGCCGACTGCAACGTGCCGATGACCTCACTGATCGCGTACTTCGGGACGTCCCGAACCAGCTGCCCGAGCTGCGCCGTGGCGCCGCCCGTGCCACCACCGACCACCTTGCTCACCAGGCGGGTCAGCAGCGCAGTCGGGTCGGTCATCGCCGACGCGATGTCCTGGCCGACGCCCTTGACTGCGTTCCATGCGCCCTCGATACCGCCGACCAGTCCGCCGGATCGAAACCGGTTGCCACCGTTCCCGACGCCACCGTTGATCGCTGCCAACACCGGCAGATGCTGCGCTGTCGCGGCGGCGTTCACCACGAACTCACCCTTCGACAGGCGCGCTGAGATCGAATCCGACGTGCTGGTGCCTGGCCCGTCGACCCGGCCACCCGTCGAGAAACCCTTCGGCAACGGGAACGGGTCGATGTGCGCGGACGACCCGATCTTCCCCGCCACCCAATTGAACGCCGGGATCAAACCGCCATTCAGCACCGTGTCGAGCACGAACTTGACCGGCGCCTTCACCACTGCCTGCAAACCATCCCACGCCAGCTTGATCAACCCGACCGCGCTCTTGAAGTCGGCGACTAGTTTAGTCTTCACCGCGTCCCCGATGGAGACGAATATCGGGCGCATATAGTCCCACGCCGACTTGGCGTAACCACCCAGTTTGTCGATCCAGCCACCGATCTTGCCGGCACCGTAGCTGAACTTGTCCGGGAGCGTCGTGCTGATGAAGTTCCCGATCGCCGTGAACGTCGGGCTGATCACCCGATCCCACAGGTACTTCGCGCCACCCCCGATTGCGGTGAACGCAGGGCTGATGTAGTCCGACCACAGGCTTCGGGCCTTGCCACCGACCCAGGTTGCCAGGTTCCCGATCCCGGTGAACACCGGGTTGACGTACTTGTTCCACAAGAACAGCGTGGTCGTGCCCCAAATCTCAAGAACCAGCTTGATCCCGTCCCACATGGGCAGGATCGCGCTGCGATACAACCACGTCGCCAACGCCGCGATCTCCGTGAACACCGGGTGAATGGAGTTCTCCCACAGAAACGTCACAGCCTTACTGACCACGTACACGAACAGGTCGTGGATCAGCAGGCCCACGTTGTACACCGTCCTGCCCATCCACGTCGCCAACGCCGCGATCTCCGTGAACACCGGGTGGATAACCCGGGACCAGAGAGTCTGCGCCGCCGCGCCGATAGCGTTGGCCGCCGGAACGAACGCCGACCGCCACAGCCACACGGCGGCAGCACCCACCGCGTGAACACCCGACTCGATACCGCGGGCGGCCCCGCCGACGGCACCCGTGACCGCCGACCAGGCAGTGACAGTGCCACCACGAACAGCCGTCCACGCACCCAGGACAGCGTTCTTGACCGACACAACCGCGCCCTTGACCGCGCCGAAACCCGCCTTGAAGAACCCGGCGAACGGGCCGGCGAAGAACCGGCCCACCGCCCCGGCGGCAGCCATGATCCCGTGGAGCCCGGTCACCAGGAACGTGTTGAACGGGCCGGCGAAGAACCGGCCGTACGCACCGGCAACCGTCATGATTCCGTGGAACACGCCCTGGACGATGTCCCGGAACGTCTGCGACTTCTTGTAGGCGATCACCAGGCCGACACCGAGTGCCACGACGCCGTCCAGGATCCACACCAGCGCGTTCGTCTGCAGGACCGCACTGAACGCAGCCGTAGCGATTGAGAGCGCCACCATCCCGCCCGCGACATACGCCAATGGCTTGATCAGATTCTGGTTAGCCTGCACGAAGTGGACGACCTGCGGGACCGTGTTCGCCAACCACCCGGCGAGCCGGGTCAGCGGCGGCAGCAGGGCCGTCCCGATGGTGATGCCCGCGACGTTTACGCTCTGCTTGAATCGGTCCAACTGGACGTTGAAGGTCTCCTGCGCCATCTTCCACGCGGTGATATCCGACCCGGTCGTCTTGGCACTTGCCCCGATCGCACCGACCGCGCGATTGAAAAAACCCGCCGACCCGCCCGTCAACATCAGGGCGGTCTGCCAACCGGCGGCGCCCCCCATCACCTTCTTCATCATCGCCGTGTACGTCAGGCTCGCCTGATTCCCGGACCGCAACTGCTGGTTGAAGCCCTTCGACTTGTTCTCCGTGGCAGCCCACTGCGCCGCCAGGGATGCGACCGGCGCCGGCATCCCCATCACCGTGTGGCGGAATGCCTTCAGCGTCAGGTCCCCGGACATGAAGCCGCGCGCGGCGGCCTGCGCCGCTGGTGGGAGCCGCTGGAACATCTGCTGCGCGTCGAGCGCCGCGACCTTGGAGTTGTTGAGGGTCCGCAGCAGCACCTGCCCGCTCGGGCCCATCTGGTGCAGCACCGTGTTCGACAGCATCTCGATGGTGCCCGTCAGGCCCCGCTTGCCAAGGCGACTCGCGACGTCCTGCGAGTTCAGGCCGAGCTGCGTCATCGCCAGCGTCGCGACATTGTTCGGCGCCTGCAAGGACCGGATGGTGAACGCAAGATCCTGCGTCGCCTGATCCGCCGAGGTGCCATGCGACGTCAAGGTCGCGATCGCACCGCCCACCTGAGCGAAGGAGATCCCGGCCGACGATGCCAGCGGCATAACCGTCGACAGCGACCCTGCGAAGTTCTCCATGCTCGTCTTGGACTCACCGGCCGCGACGACCATCTGGTTCATGACCGAGTTCGCCTGCGCCGCCGGCAGGTTGTAGGAGCGCATCACCGAGGTCAGCGCATTGGTGACGACGCCCAGGTTCGCGTTTTCGTCCTTCGCGCCCTGCGCGGCCGCCTTCAGCACTTTCAGGCCATTCGCCCCGCGCAGGCCGGCCTTCTCCATCACGTACATGCCCGACGCGAGGTCCGTCGTAGACGTGCCCGTGCTCACCGCGAGCGTTTTGATCCCATTGGAGACCAGGCCCAGGTTGGAGCTCGCCTCACCACCCGCGGTGACCAGCAGCATCATCTGCTTCTGAAAGTCCGCGGCGTGCTGCACCGACTTGCTCAGGAAATCCACCGCGGCGAACCCAGCGAACACGGTGCCCAACCCCAGCACCTGCTTGCCGATCCCGGAGATGGCGCTGGTCGCCTTACGGCCCGTCGACTCCACCCTCGACCCGAGCCCAGCGAACCGGGCACCGGCAACGTCCGCGGACGCCCCGACGCCTAGGGCAGCGCTCTCCTGCGCCTTGGCCAGCGCCGCCCCAGCCTTCGCTGCGCCGGTCGACGCGATCACATCTGCCCGTGCTGCCGCGGCGGCCCGCTCCTGCGCCCCCGCAAGACGGAGCGACGAGGTCGCAGCGGTCTCCTGTGCCTTCGCCAGCGCCGCCGCAGAAACGCCCTCCGCGCCCTGGGCCTCAGCAAGCTTCACCGCGGATTCAGCCGCCTTGCGCTGCACGTCCAGCAGCTGCAGCTGCGCGACTCGGACCCGGCCGGCGGCATTCTCCTGCCTCGCCGCAGCCGCAGCCGCCTTGATAGATGCCGACTCAACCGCAGCGGCGGCCTTGCCTGCCGACACCTTCACCGTCGTCGCGAATTCGGTCATGCCGGCCTTCGTGGAGGCATTCAGCCCCGACGCGAAATCCTTACCCGACTGAGCACCGAACGACGAAAGGTTGAGCCGCGCGCCCGCACGAATCGACGTGCCGAACGCCGCCATGTTGGGGATGACGTCGACCCAAACTGCACCGGCACGGGCCATTCTCATGCCCCCTGTCTCCGACTACAGCCCTACGGCTTCGCGTTCGCCACCATGGCCATCAACAGGTCCGTGGTCTTCTGATGCTTCGCCGCCGCGGCAGCCGCCGCCGCCTTGTCCCCGGGACGCTCAACCAGCGTCGGCGCGGTGAACTTCTGCGGGTCGAAATGCGCCGCCCGGGTCAGCTCGAACAGGGCTGCCAACTGATCTACCGCCTGAGCCAGCAGGTACTCGCGCACCTGCCAGTCATGGCCGGCCGCGGCTCGGTGCGCCGCGCTGTCCGGCGGGAGGTGCTCGACCATCACGCGGAGCTGCCGCAGACTCAGCTCGCCCCGCCAATAATCCGCGATCGGGTCCCGACCGCCATGCGCCTGCAACAAGGCGGCCTCAACAGCCTCGGGCCACTGCCCGAGGACCGTCAGGATCGTGTAGGGCGCCGGCCGTTGAGGTTCGCGGTCGTGTCCTTCTGGACCTGGATCAGCACCAGCTGCAGGTCCTCAGCGGTGTTCCTCGCGTCGATCCACGCGTCGTACTCGTCACCCAGCAGGCACCGGGCGATGCCCTCGGTGTCGTCGTCGTCGAGGAGCTTCAACTCCGCTTTCAGCTCCGCCGAGTAGAACAGCGGATGCGGCGCGTGGACCACGCTTCCGTCATCCAGTTCCAGCTCCAAACGGTCGGACCCGACCGCCTCTTTCATCTGCTCCCGAACCTGCGACACCTTGTACACGTTCCGCTTCTTCACGGCCACAGTCGTACTCCTTCTTGGTGGGTGAGCCGGTGGTGAGCCGGTGGTGAGCCGAGGATGGGAGGCGGCGAGGCTCACCAGGCCGCCGCCTCCCATCCGATCAGGACCCGTCAGATAACAGCGGGCGCCAGGGTCGTCGTGGCCAGCGCAGTCCAACCAGCACCCCCATACCAGGTCGCGCGACTTGTGCCGTACGTCGTGTCCAGGTAGGCGGAGAACGTCAGGTCCGCCTCAACCGGGGCGGCCCGGTGCAGCTGCTCGTTCGCCCTCGCTGTGATCTTCACCGACGGCAAGAAGTCCGCGCGGAAATACTGGTGAGACTCGTCCGCGGACAGGATCAGCGCCCGCCGCAGCGGCTGCGCAGCGCTCCTCGGACGGTTGATCACGGCAGTGCTTCCCAGCGCCGGAACGCTCGCGATCGGCAGGTTCGACATCAAAGCCCGCACAGCCCCATTCAGGGTTTCCGCGAACTTCGCCATGAACGTCAGCTTGTCCGATGTCACATCGGACCGGACATCCTCCGTGGTCTGCCAGATGTTGTAGGTCTGCTCCGTGATCGCCGTCCCGAAGGTCACACCATCCGTTGACAGCGACCCGGTGGTGAAATACCCCGGCTGAGCCTTGAACGACCCGTCCGTGTCAAACGGTGCCGTGATCAGCGGCGCACTGCTATCACCGATCAGGACCACACCGGTCGTGTACTCCGCGATCAAAGCTGTGTTCAGCCCGATGATGCTGTCAAGACTTGCCATCAGATCTCCTCCAGGACAGGTGGCCGCTCAGGGCCGGAAAAGGGGTCAGACATGCGACTGAGCCCTGGTGGTGAGCCGATACATCGCCTCAGCGCGCCAAACCCCAGGATTGCTGTACGGGACATAGCCGAAAGACGAAGAGCAGGCGGCGGTGTCGACGACACTCGACCCGGTCAGCTCCAACATCGCGGAATGGGCGCGGGCCGCGAGATCCCACATACCCCCCTCGTCCGCGGCGAACGCGGTCAGATCGACGATCGACTCCTCGGTGATCCAGTCGGCGGACCCACCGGGAATCCGCTGCGGCCGGAGCAGCGGCAATCGGGCGACGAGGGTGTCATCGGTGGTCGTCGTCACCGTCACCCCCAACAGGCGACCCCGCAGATAGCCCACCAGCAGCCGTTGGACATCCGGCCACCGATTCAACGGCTCAATCCGCATCCCGACCCCCCCTCAGAAGACCGTGGTGTTCGCTGCCCGACCGAGGATCCGGCGGCGCACAACGTGGGTGTCGCCCCACTCGATCGCCTCAGCCGAGGCGTCATCCGCGACGACCCGGGAGTACGGGCGGCCCTTCGGCCGGGTCCCGTCCTCCACCCGCAGAGACGCCTCGTAGACGTCCAACTTCGCCTCACCAGCGAACGACTGCGCTCGCGCCAACACCTGCTCAGCGGTGTCGTGGAGGGCAGCGCGGACCTCGTCCGAGCGCATCTCGTCACCGATGCCGGCGTAGTCCGGGACGAACTCGACGGGCATCAGCCCTCCCAGCGCTTCAAGAGCGCCTCGACGTGGTGCGGCCGGCCATTCGGACCCGGCCAGGTCGCCGGGTCACCGTCCACCTGCAGGTCCAGAGGCCCCTGCTGCACCCGGTCCGACGCGAGGATGTCCGCGTCCGGCGGCGCGAATAGCAGCCACCGGGTGACCGCCTGGTCCGCTGACGCGGTGTTCGACTCCGTCGAGCTGACCCCACGCAGCGGCTGCAGAGAGCACCAGTCGACGTCGTGCGGCGTCGACGGGCCCGGGGAGTACCCCAGGGGGGTCTCCACCGACTCACCGGCACGGACCACCGTCACGGTCTGGCACATCGCCGCCGGCAAACTCACCGGAACTCCGGGATGCGGTAACGGGCCAGCACGGCCACCTCCGTAGCCGACAGGCCGTTGCCGTCCGAGGCCCGGGCATAGGTGGTGTTCGTCTGGATTCCGCCGACGTTCTCCAACCGCTGCGCGATGTCCGACGGCGCGGTCACCCGCTCAGCAACGGAGCACGTGACCGCCTTGATCTCGTCCGGCACGCTGCCCGCCGGATAGCCACCGGAGTACGTGACCGTCAGCCGGCCCAGCCCAGACGGATATCTCGGCGACTGCGACTGGTCGTAGAGGGTGTTCCAAGACAGCCAGGCCAGGCAGACGATGCCCGCGGTCGACCACGTCCACGAGGCCGGCTGCACAGGCGGCAGCCCGTAGGCACCGACACCGTTGACAACCACGGCCGAGACGTTCGTCAACCGCAACGTCGGCAGCATCACCTGGGAGCCACCGTCGGCCACGTCCAGGGTCACTGCCTGGTCGACGACCTCGCTGATCTCCCACCCGCAGTACGCCCTCACGATCCCCGACGCGGCGAGCGTGACCAGCGGATCGGGCTGCCCTCGACCGGTCAGGGCGGCGAACTCCCCGACCGAGAGGAGGGGGTCCATCTCAGCCGGTCTCGACTGTCGGCGGGCTCTTCACGTCGGCCCGGGTCTCCGGCTGCGGGATCTGCTGAGGCAGAGCAGTGATCACCTTGATCGTTGCCTCGGCACCGGTGCTGCCAGCCAGAGCGGCGACCGTGGTGGTCTTCGCGTCCGGCAGCACGTACAAGGGAATGACCTCGTCGTCGGTGTCCGTGGGCTTGATGCCGGTGATGGCCTCGTAGTCCTCGGGGTGGTGAGTGGGCACGCGCTCCTCCTTCGGTCAGGGGGACGCTCCGGCGCCAAACGTGTGTACTGGCGCCGGAGCGGTCACCGAGTGGATCAGGCCCAGGTGATCGTGACCTGGCCGAATGCGCCTGGGCGCCAGATCGCCAGAGCCAGCCGCTCTTCCGCGCGCACCATGATCAGGTTGTGGCGGAAGTCGTCCTCGTTGCTGTTCGTCATCTCCACGGTGATGCCCTGCCGGCGGAAGATCTGCCCGCCCTGCTGGAAGTCACCGACGATCGGGGCGCCCAGCGGCGCCGCGGTGGTCTGCACCATCCGCAGCCCCCACAGGCTGTCTACGTTGGAGAACCCGCCGTTGCCGTACGCACCGGTGAACGGGCCGCCCGCGTAGTACTGGCCGTTCTTGTCCTTCGCCAGGCGGATGTTCTGCCAGTCGACGGGGTTGATCAGACAGGCGTCCGGCTCCATGAACTGGACGTACCGGATGTGCGTGACCTGCTGGTAGATCGCGTCGAGTGCTTGCGTCGGGTTCGCAGACGCAGTCGCCGCCGCGATCGACGGCGCCAGCCCGGTCTGCCCGAGCAGACCCAGCACGCCCGGGTAGCCGGTGCCGCTGATCAGCTGGGCCTCTTCCTGGCGCTGGACACCGAACACCAGCCGCTGGTTCAGGAATGACATCATCTGCGGGACGTCCTGAACCATCTCGTCAGTGACCTTCATGGTGTTCGCGATCTTTCCGACCTGCACCGCGTTCCGCAGCACTGAGGCGTCGGACAGCGGCTTTATCGCACCCTCAGCGACGGCAGCGGAGTTGTCATTCCAGGCCGTCTCCTTCGAGTAGGAGATGATCGGCGAGTCCGTGGCGCCCTGCGCGAACAGCGCCGCCACCCGCAGCGGCTGGAACAGCATGGGCAGGATGCCGGGGATGTAGTTCGGGATGACCAACGAACCAGCGTTGCCGTTCAGGTGGTCGCCGATAATGCCGGCGCCCTCCGTGACAGTCGCTGCAGCTGCCTTCGTGCCGACGTCCAGCGACGCGCTGAACCGCGTTGATCCCTTCGACGCGACGGCGACCGAGAACGCGTTTGAGGACACGATCTGCTCGCCGATGCTCTTGGCCTGCGTCGGCTGGGCCGGCGCACCCTGGTCCTCGGGTGCTGCGTCCCCGCCGACCATGAGGCGCTGCGCGCGCTCGTGGACGCCGATGACGTCGGTGAAGCCCTTGATGTCCGTCTCGATCTGGTCGAGAGCGGTGTTCTTCTCGGCTGCGGTGAGGTCGCCGTTCGTGGCGATCTCGTTGGCCTTCGTGGCGAGGTCACGGATCTTCGACTTCGCCTGTAGCACTGCGGACATAGCCCGCTCCTTCCGTGATCAGTACGCGGAAGCCTGCAATCGCAGGCTGCGGACCCGCAGGGCGACCAGTTCGGCGTCGTCGGCGTCCACCGAGAGCGCAGCGGCGGCCGAAGCGGCGTCTGCGGTGTGCACGGTGGCGGCGGACTCGTCCTCGGTGTCGTCCGAATCGGGGTCTGGCACGACGACCTCAAGAATGTCGACCTCTTGGGCGTCGTCGTTGAGTGCGACGACGGAACCGTCATCGGTGTATGTCCGGCGGTACGTTTCGTGGTCGCCGGTGTCCCAGTTGGACAGGTCGTAGACGAGGGTTCCACCACCATCGGCGGGAAGAACGCCGCGTAGGTAGGCGCGGCCGAAGCGGGGGTCGACCTCGTCCTGCAGCGCGTCCTGGACGCGGTCTTGCAGGGCCTCAACGGACCCGACGATGCTCTTGGTGTCACCCCGGACCAGCTTCTTGGTCGACCGGGCCGGCGCGGACTTGCCCGTGCCGGCGCCGTGCTTCGCACCGAGCGCGGCAGCGTGGTCGTGGATCGACTGGATGCGCTCAGTGTCGGCCTTGGAGTTCCGCGCGCCGGCCTTCTCGACCTCTCCGAACGCCTTCGCCGCGAGCACGACCGCCTCACGGTTGCTGGGGATCGCGACGAACGCGCCGTTCAGCAGCTCGCGGGACACCGTGTGCGTGCCGTCCTTCTCCTGCGACTTCTCGGCGAGGAACGCGACGCTGGTGGTCCGGATATGCCCCTCCTTCACGAGGGTCCGGACCTCCTGCGCCCGCGGCAGCGACGAGTAGGTCCCGCGCACCACCAGGTTCCCCGTGTCAGCGTCCAGCTCCGGGCGGCCGGAGCCGACCGTGCCCGCCACCGACATCGCGTGGTCCTGATCGAAGGTGATGTGCTCCGGGAGCGGGGTCTTCCACTCATCCGGGAGCAGCGTGTCCCCGTCGCGGTCCTTTGTCGGCGCGGACAGGATCACCTCGAAGGTCCCCGGGAAGTCGTCGTCGGCCCCCGTGGGGGCGATCGTCGCGTCCTTCGTCTCCACCTTCACGACGACTCCTCCTCGGTTGCCTGCTGCGCTTCGAGCTCGGCTACCCGCTGCGCCACCCGGCCCCGCAGGCCCATCAGGGTCCGGTCAGCGTCGAACCCCTTCGCCGCCGGCTTCGGGGTCGGAGCCGGCGCACTCGGCGCCTGCTCGGCGGCGTGCGCCTGGTCGATCGTCTGCTGCGCCGTCGCGTTGTCTGCGGCGTCACCGGCCGCCGTCTCGGTGATCGACACCCGACGGTTCGGGTCGCCCAGCGGCTGGAGAGCAGCGTTCGCGTACAGCTTGTCGGCCCGCGGGCCGGCATCGTCCAAGTCGAACAGCGGACGGGCCTCGCTCGGCTTCATCACGCCGCTCTGCACCAGCTGCTGTATCGCGGTCGCCCGAGTCTCGAAGTCCCCGCGCAACACCTCGTCCAGCGCGAACTTCGCCCGCTTGACACCCTCTGCGTCGAAGTCGGGTCGCAGGAACGTGTCGACCACCGACTCCAGGTCCTCCAGTCGCGGGGCCATCGAGTCCCGGTACATGGAGCGCATCTGCTCGGTGATGTTCGAGAACGTCGCGTGGTCGAGGATGTGCACCACCGGCGGCGGGATGTCGTAGACCATGCAGGTCTCCTGCATGTTCAACTTCCGCGTCTCCACGTACTGCATCTCTTCGGCGTTCAACTGCGTGACGATCGGCTTGAGGCCCTCCTCGAGGACCAGGCTGCCGCCCATGTTGTCCGCACCCGAGTGATCGGCCTCGATCGTCGCCTTCAGCCGGCGGACCGCCGCGTCGGACAACTTCTGGTCGGTGGACAACGCGAACGACGGCCGCGCGCCCCGCTTCCACCAGCTCGCCGTGGCCCGCCGAGCCGCGTCCTCGTTCAGCAGCGTCGACCGCAGCGCCTCCAGCCGGGACAGGCCGCGCATCAACCCGTCCGGGTTGTACCGCAGGAACGGCACCACGTCCCGGGCCGGCGCCCGCAGCAGCCCCGCCGAGGCGACGCCCACCGTGAACACGTAGACGACACCGCCGTCCTTGTCCCGCTCCACCGCGACCCGGGACGGGTGCATCGGCAGGAGCGCGCCGACCTGGCCAGCGCTATCGCGGACCTTGTACCAGAACGCCTCGCCGTAGATCTCGTAGGTCGCCGCGGTCCACCGGTAGAAGGCGTAAGGCGACATCCCTTGGCAGGGGTTCGCGATCAGCCGCGCGTACGGCGACGTCGCGTCCAGGACCTTGCCGGCCGCCGGGCTGACGTCCCAGACGTTCAGCGACAGCCTTGCCACCGCGTTCGACACCTTGTCGACGACCGTCGCGACCGTCGGTTGCGACTGGTACATCCGGGAGTACGTCGCCCACCGACCGGACAGCTCAAGGGAGTCCCGGCCGTAGAAGTAGCCGGTGGCGTTCGCGAGCGGCGTGACCTCGCCGAGCGCCTGCGGGGCGAACCCGACAGCGGACCCACCAGAGATGATCACCGACCCTCCGGCCGCTGCATGTACGCGACCTCCACCCGCGGCAGGAACAGCCGGCCGTCAACCTGCACCCGGGACTGCTCCGTCACGGCCCACGCGTCGACCAGGACGACGGTCAGGTCGTCCGCTTCGTCCAGCAGCCCCTCGAAGGTGTCACCGGACTGCATCGTCACCACGAACCGCGACCGGACGTGGGAGCGCACGAGCCGGTCCGGTCCGCGCACGACGCCTCCCCTCGGGTCACAGCCCGCTGATCACCAGGGGGCCGCGCGTCTCGTACACCGACTGTTCCTCCGGCTCCCGGGCCATCGCCTCAGACAGCGCGGTCACCAGAGCGGACACCGCGTCGATCTTGTCGCCGCTCGTCGCCTTGTTCGGCTTCACGTCCCCCGCCGGGTTCATGTCCACGGCCAGGTTGTCGACCATCCACCGCACCGCCGAGTTCCCGCCGTGCCGAAGCAGTGGGCGCTCCGCTGTGCCGGCCAACGTCATCCGCTGAACCTCCTTCAGCGGCGCCGACATCGTCGCGAACCCCTGCCCGACCGGGACCATCTCCAAGCCCTCGGCCGACAGGCGGTTCACCAGCGCCGAGGCGTTCCACCGGTCGTAGCCGATCGAGCGGACGTCGAACCGGGCGGCGTCGGCCTTGATGGACGCCTCGACGAACTCGTAGTCGATGACGTTGCCCGGCGTCACGGACAGCAGGCCCTCACGCGCCCACACAGACGCCGAACCGGCCGTCCGCTTGTTCAGTGCCTCCACGTTGTCCTGAGGCGTCCACAGACGCCACAGGGCGTCGTAGCCGCCCGTCTCGTCCGGGAACAGCCAGCAGAGCGCGCACAGGTCGGAGGTGGACGCCAGGTCCAGGCCGCCGTACGCCTCCCGGCCCTTCAGGGCGAGCTCGTCGACCATCCCCGCGTTCCGATCCCACGGACCGAGCTCCAGGAACTTCGTTTCCTGCTTCGTCCGGATGCCCAGGTGCAGACGCAGGTACTTCGCCAGGTCCGCCGGGCTGTTCTGCGCCTTCCGCGCCTCAGCCGCCAAGAAGGCCCGCGACGGGGAGATCCCGAACCCCGGGTTTGCCTTCCGCTGCGTGGTCTCGGCGAACGGATCGTCGCTCTCGTCCGCCGCCCAGATCACGCCGAAGTAGCTCTCGTCGACCAGGGCACCGCGGGCCAGCTGCTCGATGTACGTTCGGCGCTGGTCGTACACGGTGTTCCGCTTGCCCGAGTCGGCCGTCGTGATGAGTACCATCAGCGGCTGCGTCCGTGACCCGGTCCCCGTCTCCAGGGTCTCCACCATGTCGCCGTTCGGGTGGATGTGCAGCTCGTCGACGATCCCGCAGTGCAGGTTCGCGCCGTGCTGCGCGTCCGCCGCCGACGAGATCACCTCGACGTAGGAGTCGGTCGGCTTGTGGATGACCTTCTTGGCCACCACCTTGACGAACGGCTTCAGGGCCGGCGAAGACTCGGCCAGCTTCTTGATCGGGTCGAACACGAACCCGGCCTGGCGCTCCGTCGTCGCCGCCGTCACCACCTGGGCACCCGGCTCCCCATCGGCGCAGGTCATGTACACCGCGACCCCGCCGGACAGCGTCGACTTTCCGTTCTTCCGCGGCACGTCCACGTACAGCTGCCGGATAATCCGCACGTAGTCGTCGGCGTCCTTATCGAACCGGACCCAGCCGAACACCGGCGCCAAGATGTACGCCACCTGCCACGGGTCCGGCGTCAACGGCAACCCGCCGTTGCGCGCCCACTTTCCCTGCGTGTGCCGCAGCAGGCCGAACGAGCGCATCACCCGGTCCACCCTCGCCGGATCGAACCGCGCGCCCGCCACCAGCCTCGGCTCCGGGGTCTTGATCCGCGGCGGGCACTCCGGCAACGGGATCCCACGGTCGACCATGTACCAGGCGACCTCGGGCGACAGCTTCAGCCGGGCCAGCGTCTCCTCGTCAACCGCCGAAGGGGTTGCCCTCCGCGCCATCGCCGCCGCCCTTCGTGGCTAGCGCGTTCTCCGCAGCAGGCGTCAGACCGAACTCCCGCGCCCACGTCCGCAGCTGCTGGCTGGCACTCCGCCGGATCGCCACCGCCGGATGCGGGATCTCGCCCTGCGCCACCACGATCGTCAGACTGCCGTGGGCCTTCAGCTCCTGGCATGCCTGCGCGAACTCCGACCACGTCTCGCAGTACGCGGCGAAGGCCGCGCGGTCCTCCTCCTTGACCAGGTCCAGACGGGCCAAGCCCGGGGACACCCGGCGCCACTCGGCCGCCGCCTCACGCGACAGCCACGTCGGCGGACTGGGCGGCACGCGCTTGAACGCGGGCGATGCCTTGACCGGGCGACCACCGCTATCCACGCCCGCGTGGCGGCCGTTCAGGAGCCGCAGGGCAGCCGGCGCGGCCGAGGGACCAGGCATCAACCCCCCCCCCGAGTGAACGTGAGACATCGAAAGCGGGCCCACCTGCGCGGTGTCCGTCACGCTCTGTCACAGAGATCGTCGGCCCCCTGGGGGGTCTTGCCTGGCCGGTCACGACTTCTGGAGGTGGTGTTGGTGGCATTGCGACATCCACCATCGTTGGTCCCACATCAGTTCGTTGGTGGCTCGGCCTTTGGTGTGGTGTACCTCGGTGGCGAGCCTGCCGCATCCGTTGTCCGCGCACAGGGGATGCTCGCTCAGCCACTCAGCTCGTGCTTTGCGCCATGCCCGTGTGCTGCCACCCGTCCATGCGCTGGTTGGTGGCTTGACCCACACGCGGCGGTGGGTGGCGCAGTGGCCGCGCCCATCGGGCACGGCGCGTGAGTTGCATCCGGTGTACGCGCATCGGGGCAGTGGGGCGGTGGGCATCAGGTCTGCTGGGTCGGGGCGCATGTCATCCCTACGACGCACAGCATGGCACACGAATGACGCGGGTGTGGTTCGCGTGTCACGCGGTGTCCTGTTGCGCGTCGAGGTGTGCGCGGACTTGGGCGTGGCGTTGTGCTGGTTGGGCTCGTTCCCGTACCTGGTCGGTGAGGAAGCGGCGTGGGTCGGTGTCCTGCCGGTCGGGGTCGGTGGTGTCGTCGGCGATGTGGCCGCGGTCGGCCCAGGTGCGGATCTGGGTGGGGGTGACGTGCAGCCCTTCGGTGCGCAGGGTGTCCACGATCTCCGCTGCCGGGCGCCAGTTGAGCCGGCGCAGCGACTGGGTCTTCGCCTTCTCGACGGCTGTGTCGGTCAGCGACTGGTGGCAGCCGGTGCATCTGGCTGCCCACTCGATGTGCGCGCCTCGGTCGTGCGCCTGGACGATGACCACGTCGCCGCAGTTGGGGCAGGCGACACGTTCGATGGTGGGGCGCAGCAGTGGTGATCCGGGTATCCGCTGCAGCCGGTGTCGTAGGTCGGTGAGTTCTGCTGTGAGGTCGTCGGCCCAGGGTTGGGTCGCGGTCCAGGCTGCTTGGGAGCGGAGGTACAGGAATGCGCTGTCTTCGGTGCCGTCACCGATCTGCGAGACGCCCGCTTTGATCCGTTCGGAGTAGACCTTGTCGGCCATTGTCCCGATCGCTTCGGGGATCTCGCGTTTCGCGTCGAGCAGTTCGAGGCTGACGGGTTCGCGGCTGCCTGGCTTGTTCCCGGAACGGATGTGTGACCCGATTTCCCGGGTGGCTGGTTGTGCGGCGAGGAATGTGGTGGCCCGTTCGATGTCGTTGATCAGGTGGAGCAGGTGGTTGGTAGACACGGCGGGGGTTGGGTCGATCCCGGGCTCGGTCATGCGTCTTCGCCTCCCGTCGCGTTGCCGGTGGACGAGGAGAACCGGTAGAGCGCCTGGGGCTGGTCGGTGCTTGCTGCGGTCACGGCCGTGTCCTCAGGCGAAGTTCGGTCCAGTTCGAGGTCCGGCGAACTTGGCCGTCAACTTCGCCCCTCGCCCTTCGGGCTAGGGGGCGACGGGCGAAGTTTGCCGACGGGGGAACTTCGCCTACCCGTAGGCGACGAACCGGCGAAGTTCCGGCGAAGTTCGGGGGGGTGGTCACGGGGCGCTCAGCGGGTCCATGCCCTCGGTGTAGACGACCACGCTGTAGTGCCTCGACCCACCTCCGCGGCCCTCTTTGCGGGCCTCCACATAGCCCGCCGCGATCAGTGTGGCGAGCGCTTCCCGCTTTCCATCGGTAGCTCCCTTGACGCATTCTTCGATCTCCTTTTTGTACGCTCCGGGGTTGCCGAGGATGAATGCGGCGATGCGCTGCATGAGGAATGTGGGGACGAACCGTCGGGCACCATCGACGATGGGCTGTTCATCGGGTCCGTTGAGGGTGGCGACGGTGACGCCGGGTGTGGTGGAGTCGATGACGAGGCGGGCTGTTTCCTGGGTTCGGTCACCGGCCCGTGCGGGACTGCTGTATGGGCGGACGCCGCCTGGCCGATCCTTGGCGACGCGGATGCTGATCTCGCCTTTCAGTCCGCGGCCGAGCTCGGATGTGACCTCGAACAGGTAGCTGCATCCGCTTATCCCGGCGAGTTTGGCTTGGCTGCCGATGGCGAACCGGCCGCGTGTTTCCGCGTTCTTGGTGACGTGGTCGATCTGGATGACCGCTGCGCCGGTTCTGCGTGCGATGGGGTCGGGGACGGCGCGGCGCCAGGCGGCGATGTCGTCGGTGCTGTCGCTGCTGCCTCGTGCGGATTGGTGGCCGACGCTGTCGGTGACGCCGTCGACGACGGCGAGGGTGTAGCGCTTGGTGAGCAGTTGCGTGTAGCCGGCTTCGGCGATCGTGGCGGCCCGGTCGGGTCGGCGGTAGTCGAGGTGGTCGCGGATCGCGTCGGGGTCGACGCCGAGTTCGGCGAGCCGTCCGGTGATGAGCCGTTCGTCCGTCTCGTAGTCGAGGTACAGCACGTCCTGGCCGCCGATGAGGCAGCGGGCGGTCATGATCTGGGCAGCGAAGCTCTTCCCGCTCTCGGGTTCGCCATGGAAGTCGTGGACCCGCCCGGGGTAGAGCAGTGCTCGCCCGTCGACCCGTTCCATGAGGGTGGGCAGCTCGGGTTCAGTTTCGCCGGCGAGGACCGCGGTGAGGTCAATGCGGTCCCAGCCGTTGACGTCCCCCGTGACGCCCGGCACGGCCTGTAGCCGCTCGATGCGGGCGAGGGTGTCGCCGACGCCGCCGACGCCGCTCTCGGCCTGCTGCAGGGCGCGGGTGAGTTCTTCCACGACCCGGCGGCGGCGGCCCTTGTCGGCGACGTGGACGGCCCAGTCGAGGGCGTGCTGCTGGGTGGCGGGGGTGTGGTCGACGTCGGTGCAGCCGAGGACCCAGAGGGGGTCGACGGGCCGGCGGTTGGCGCGGAGGGCGGCGATGACGCTGTGGATGTCGGCGCGGCCGGTGGTGGCCCACTGCTGGGAGGCGGTCTGCCAGACCTCGGCGACACGTGGCCGGTCGAAGTTGGCCGGCTCCCCGAGGGCGGTGATGAGCCGTTCGGCCGCGTCGACGTCGGGTGCGAGGAGCAGCGCGCCGAGGACGCCCCGTTCGAGTTGTTCGTCGGCGGTGTCGGTGGTGGGTGGCACGGGTGGTTCTCCCCTGCCTGCCCGCCGGGGTGCGAGCTCGTCGTGTGGGTGGGCGGTCATGCGGCGGTGATCGGGTCGGGTGATCGCCGGCCCCGCATGCACCGGGAGCACAGGTACAGGCCGCCGTTGGTGAACGGGGCGGGGCCGCCGCAGGGGTCGGGGTGGGGGTGTGCGCACCCGGTGCAGGCGCAGGTGCGCGGCTTCCGCCGGGTCGCGGCGCGCCGGGTCACCACGGCGGCACCGGGTCGGGCTCGTGGCAGGGGGGCGCGGGATGGTGGGGTGTCGTGGTCGGCGATCACCCGTCACCCACCGCGGTTTCCTCGATGAACCGGGCGGTGCACAGGTGCGTGTGCCCATCGGAGCGGACCAGGCAGGCGAAGCAGACGATCCTCTGGACCTCGCAGAGGCCGGCCCAGTGGGACGTGCACAGCCGGGAGGTCTCGACGTGTTCGTGGCGGCAGATGGTGGTAAGGATGCGGGCGGGTTTGTCGCACCGACAGCTGCCGGTGACGCCGAAGGTGATCACGGGACCGCTCACGCCGCCTTCTCCTGTCATCGTGGTTGCCGGGCGCGTCGGATGGCTTCGCGGACGGCGGCCTGCTGCGACCCGGCGACTGCGATGTCGCGGCCGTCAGGTGAGACGACGACCCAGCTGAAGGTGGTGCCGCGTTGGTCTCTGCGCACGGTCCATCGGCCGCCGGGTGTGCGCTGCTCTCGCGGTCGGGCGCGGGATCCGAGGTGGGGATCGCTCATGGGCGGGTCCGGTCCCACACGCTGGCGGCGGCTTCGCCCCGGGTGCGGCGGACGAAGAGGCCGGCCCGTCCCTCGATCTGCAGGAGCCAGCTGGATCCATCCTCGCTGCGGAAGGTGGTGCCAAGCCGCTCCCCGGTGGCGCGGTCGCGGATGATCCAGTTGCACTCGCAGGACTCGCAGTCCGGGTGCAGCCGTTCGCGCCGGACCAGGTAGGGCTTCAGGTCGGCGGTCATGCTGCGACCGCCAGCTGCTGCAGGAGTTGAGCCCCGATGTGCTCGGTGTAGGCGGGCGGGATGGCCTGGACGACGTCCTCGTGCCGCATCCAGTCGATGCCCATCGCCTCGCGGGCCTCGGACCGCCACGCCTTGTAGCCATGGGTCACCTGCCCGCCGCCGCCGTGGCCGTACACGCCGAGCGGTTGGCCGACGTGATGACATCCGCCGGCGCCCATGAGCAGTCGGTTGGACTCGAACCTCCGGTGCCTGCGGAGCTGGTGCCACGAACCGTCGCGGCAGGTTGCGCCCAGGCCGAACTCGCTGCCGCAGAGAACGACGCTGTCGGGCATGGGTGCGGACTCGACGTTCTCCATGACGCCGGTGCCGCCCCAGCCCCTGAGCGCCCCACGGACGTCCTCGATAAGGCGGTCTCGTGCCATTTCCGGGGTGAGTGCGTTGAGGGTGCTATACCCCTGGCAGGGCGGGGATGCGTGGACCACGTCAAACCTGTCGAGGTACGCGCGGTCAGCGAGCACGGCCATGGCGTCGGCCTGCTCGAACGGGTAGGGGTAGTCGGGGTGCGGGTCGATGTCGACGCCGGTGACGTCGAACCCGGCGCGGTCGTAGCCGACGGAGCAGCCACCGGCACCGCAGAACAGGTCGAGCAGGCGTGGCCTCATCGGTGGGCCGCCCTGCTCCGGCGTTTGGCGTCCCTCATGGCCGCTGTGCAGCGGGCGCAGCGGCAGCCATGGCCCGTGTAGCCGCTGGTACTCCCGTGCCAGGGTTCGTCGCCTGGCGCATCGCGTTCGGCGGGTGGGGGCTTGATCCCGAGCCGCCGCATCCGCTGGTCGGGTGTTTCCCGGCCGGCGACGGCGTATTCGTCGCGGCGGTCGGTGGCGTCCTGGCGGCAGGCGCGCCACACAGGGCAGGTGTGGCAGATGGCGAGGGCGGCGGCTTCGCGGCGGCCGCGGTTCTGCCAGGGCTCGTGATCGGGGCCGTGGAGCAGCTGGGGGTCGTCGACGCAGGTGGCGCGGTCGCGCCAGTCGCCGGGGGCGGCGGTGAGGCCGGCGCCCCAGCTGCGGTAGCTGATGTGTGCGCTGCTCCGGGTACCGGTCGTGGTCATGCCGGCCCTCCGTTGGCCCAGGCGATCTTGGTGATCGCGTCCGTGCGGTACTGGTTGGCCAGGTCTGGTCGCCAGCCGAGGAGGTGCTGCCCGATGAGGGACAGCGCGAGTGCGTCGCTGACGTCTGATGTGGTGACGTCGGCCTGCGGGACGAGCCGGGTGATGGCGGAGGCGACGGCGGCCTTGTCCGCGGCCCCGTTACCGGTGGCCCATTTCTTGACGCCGCCGGGGGTCGCGACGGCGACGAGGCAGTTGAAGTCGACCCGGGCTGTGTGTCGGCTGACGATGGTCCACCACAGGTGGGCGAGGTCGCTGTCCCTGCCGCCGTTGTGCGCGCGACTGGGCGCGAGCCCCTCGATGACCAGCAGCGCGTTGACGTGGCGGGTCCATAGGTCCACTTCGCGCGAGATCCGTTTCACCCGTTGGGCCCGGTCGGTGATCGTGGCGCCCGGGACGGCGGGCACGGTGATCGCCTCGGCGCCGAGCAGGAAGGGCCCGTCGTCGGCGAGTTTCCACGCGGCGACGCCGGTGCTGGACAACGACGTGTCCACGCCGACGACGCGGTCGATCGGAGCGCCGCTCACTTGTCGACCTGCTCGCTGTCGCCTGCGGTGAGCCGTGCGGGGAGCTCGTCGAGCAGCCGGGACACCTCGGCTTTGGTGAGTTCCTTCGTGGACTCGATGGGCCGGTCGATGATCAGGCCGATGACCTGGCGGACGTCTTCGCGGTCCTTCACCCCGTGCTCGCCGAGCATCGCGAACATGGCCCGGGACTGCGCTTCGGTGCGGGGCTCGTCGGCGAGGACGAGGCTGTCGGGAACGTCCGTGGCCGGCGACTCAGGCTCGGGTTCGGGCTCGAAGTCCGGTTCGGTGACGGGGAGTGCGGGGGCGACCGGAGCGGCGCTCTTGCGCTGGGCGGTGCGGCGGGCGGGGGCCACGATTGTGGCGGCGGGCTCGGCCCCGATCGTCTCGCCGGTGTCGTCGATCTCCTCGCTGCTGTACGGCATTCCCAGCAGGACGTCGGCGGCGATCAGCCGGGCGATCTCGGAGGTGCCGCGAGCGACCAGCATTACCTGGCTCTGCTTGCGCCAGTTGTCCTTGCCGGCCACCCCGAGCTGCTTGGCTCGGTCCATCGTCCAGACGGACGTCTCGACGTGCTGCGTGCCCCGACGGCGCCCCTTGACGATGGCCCGCGCGGACGTGGCCTCCTCGATCCAGATCTCGTGGCCGGCGGACTGCACCAGGCCCCGCAGGGTGTTCGCTCTAAACGCCGGCTGTCCCGAGATGCTGTCCATCGCCCGAAGGGCTGCCAGCGGGTCCATGCCGAGGGCGGCACCGGTCATGATCGCGGCGGCCACCTCCGGCTTGCGGCCCCTCCACTGCTTGGGGACGAACTCGGTGTCCCCGATGGCGTCGGCGATCTGTCCGGCGGCGGCGAGGGCGTGTCCCCACTCGATCAGTCCGGACGGCCCGGTTGGTGGGTACGGGGCGGGAGCGGTGCTCCCGTAGGAGGCGAGTGCGCGGTCGTCGCGCACGGCGAGCTCGCTCATGCGGCACCGCCATCGTCGGCGTCGAGGATCTCGCCGGTGGTCGGGTCGAGCCGACCGAACACGTCGGCCATCTCCTGCTCGACGTCCAACGGCAGCACGGTCTTGCCGGTGCGGGACTCGAAGGCCCTGCTGGCGATCCGACCGAGCGCGACCTTGTCGTCCGCCCGCCCCACCGGCTCAATTCGGCGGACGCGGAACGTCGGCACGTCCTCGCCGCTGTCCACGTCGTGCGTGATCGCCTTGCAGTCGAGGATGACGACCGCGACGACCTTGATGTCCGAGTCGGCGACAGCGGCCTCAGCGACGACGCCGAGCCCGTTCATCGCGTCGGCCTTGGGTAGTGCACTGGCCATCTTGACGGTGTGCTCGCTCATGCTGCGGTCTCCCTGTGTGCATGGGGGGTCGGGGGCTTAATGGCCTCTCCGACGAGGTCGCGGAACTCGCGGCTGCGGCTCCGTGCGAGCGCGGTCGAGACGACGTGGCGGGCGGCCTTCCAGGTGGCTTCGCCGATGTCGAGGGGGTAGACGTCATAGCCATCGGCGCGAACCCACACGGCGAGAGCGGTGCTCCGATCGAAGTCCAGCGCGGCGAAGTCGGTTTCGACGCCGTCCATGATCGCCAGGTCGCACCGCGCGTACAAGCAGGTCTGCAACGCGACTTCACCAAAGATGCCGCTGCGGTTGGTCTTGAGATCCACGACCAGGCGGCGTCCGTCCGGCAGCTGAGCCAGCAGGTCCAGCGTCCCGCCGTAGCGCCACTCCGTGTTCGCGACGCTGACTTCGACGCCGATCGGTTCCGGCTCCCACTCGTCGAGGAACCGGACATAGGACTCGACGTGGCCCGCGAGCAGATCGGGCACTTCGACCTCGGCGCCGGCCACCATCTGCTCGGCGAGCCGGTGGACTTGGGTGCCCCGGTTGCCCGCCTGGTCCCGGTCGCGGTTGTGCGCCGTCTTCAGGTGTTCGTACCGTTTGGTCGGGGTCATGGCACCGAGGTCGTCCCACTCGTCCACAGCGCAGGCGGCGACGGTCCTGGCGGCCCAGCCGACGAGGGCCGGCGCAGGGTTGCCGTCCTTGATCAGGGTGGTGACCCCGGGCACCTTCTCGCCGTCGAGGTAGTAGGCGTGGTTGCGCCCGTAGTTGCGCCGAGTCAGGCGCGGGGCGGTGCTCACGACTGATCCAGCCGGGCCATCGACATCGTCGCCGCACCCTGGAGCACGCCCTCAGCGCTCATCGGTCCGCCACCTTGACGAGGTCCCCGGGACGTTCAAACGACGGCCCGCCAGCACTCCACGCGACTCGGACGAGCCCGTATTCGTGGTCGCCCGTGAACACGCCGCGCATCTCTTCCCAGCCGTACACGCTGACCGGGTCACCCTCTTCGAGGACCAGCCCGTAGCGGTCCAGGTGCCGGATCACTGCTCTCCCTCCACGGCGGAGGTGATCGGGCCGATGACGAATTCCCACGGGCCCGCGAGTAGCGCGTACTGATCCGGGGTGATGAGGTCCCGGACCAGGGCGCCCTCGGCGGCGGCCCTGGCGGCGCCCTCGGCGGCGCCCTCGGCGGCGCCCTCGGCGGCGGCCCTGGCGGCGTAGTACGCGGCGCTCCTGGCGGCGCCCTCGGCGGCGCCCTCGGCGGCGGCCCTGGCGGCGTCCTCGGCGGCGTAGTACGCGGCGCTCCTGGCGGCGCCCTCGGCGACGCCCTCGGCGGCGGCCCTGGCGGCGGCCTTGGCGGCGGCCTTGGCGGCGTCCCCGGCGGCCAGGCGGTGGACCTCATCTCGCGTGAGCAGGGCGGCTCGGCCGATGATGGCGGCGGCCTCGCGGCCATGCGGGCCGAGCGCCCGCCACCCCTCCACCTCCTCGACCACCCGGAGGGCGAGCACGGCCCGCTTGTGCGGCGACACGTTCAGGCCAGCGATCGCGTTCCCGACCGCCTCGACCCGGAACAGCCGGCACGGCCACGCCCCCCCGATCAGGGTCTCCCCCGGCTCGGTGGACACGGACAGGTACGTGGCCGGCTCGTTGGGCACGATCTCGCGCGAGGTTGGGTGCATCACGATGCCGCCGTCGACTTGCGTGGCGTAGTCGATGGTCCCGGTCCTGAAGTCACGGCCCGATGGGGCGGTCGCCTTCCACAGGTCGCCGCTCACCGGCCGGCCCCGTTGTCCCAGCGGCCGTCGATCATGCGGTCGAACAGGTCGATCGCGGACTGCTGGAGTTGGGTGATGGTCGGCTTGAGGGTGTCCCCGGCGGCGTTCCCGGCGGCCCTCGCGGCGTACCCGGCGGCCTTCGCGGCGGCGTTCCCGGCGGCGTCCCCGGCGGCGGCCCGGGCGGCGTACCCGGCGGCGGCCCAGGCGGCGTACCCGGCGGCGTCCCTCGCGGCGCCCCGGGCGGCGTCCCGGGCGGCGTCCCAGTCGGCGGCCCTCGCGGCGTCCCAGTCGGCGGCCCAGTCGGCGGCCGCTTTCGCCTGTCCGACGCGGACCACCGAGCCAGCGGCTTCCGCGGCGGCCAGGTCGAC